TAGAACAGATCGATTACTACGCGTCGAACCCACGTCGAACACAGCAGGAGTAAGAAGAGGAGAACTATTGGGTCCACCTTTTTCTCCCGGCTTTGTGTAGGAATCACGAAGACACACCACGAAGTCCATCCAATTCATGAATGTGGTTCGTCGATGTGTCTTGTTATCAAATTGATTTTTGAATAGAGTTAGTTCATACATGCGTGTATCATATCACACACTTAGTGTATCTGTCAACGTAAAATTATTGATAGGATCTAAACCATTCTAACATTTCGGAATCTAACTCGACAGGGAAAGGATCGTCAGAACATTGTTCTTGATACATGCAATACTCTTCGTTGAAAAGTCGATCTCCCATCTTCACGTACTTCTGATCCGGAGAGAGACCCGCCTTTTCACGTCGTGTCAGAACCTTAATACAGTCCACTGACATGGCACTCAATACCATATTCTGACCACCCTTACCTGAAGTGACCACGATTGTCTTACACAGTTCAAGAAATTTATCAAAAAATAATTCAAAGGAATCGTCGGGAACAAGATACTTCTCCGCATTGTCGAAAAAGAACGCGGCCATTAACTGAGGTGCATAGATGTGATCGTCTGTCACTTTAGCACCCTTAACAGTAGAGGCCTCAGTTACCCAACCAGTCTTGACGTTTTTTACATCGCAGATAGAACTGTAAAATGGACGAAGTAGAGGACGAATCATACAGGGTAATTCTTTTGGATTCCAGAGTCCCTGTAAATACTCATTTCTCATAGTATTCCATGAACGCAATGCATATCGCTCTTCACGAGACAGAGACTTTATGTAATTTGGATCAAACTTTATCATCGACATTTTAGTCACCTCACTAACTTATAGACTCAGTATACTACATCTGTCTGATAAGTCAACACTTTTTTAAAACTTTTTTATGTAAATTTTACGCAAGTTGTTGTTCAACAGATAGGTCACCGTCTACTTGAGGCATGGTGACAAATACTGGATCGGTCCAAGAGGGGTCATTTATTGCCGCAGCCATTGAAAGAACAAAGTTCTTCCATTCAAAATAACGGGAAACTACCGTCTCTCGATTCAGACAAAGATCAGACTGAGTGCCGTCATATATATTTGCGAGGTAGACTAGATCGGAAGGAAGATCCTTTGCCTTGAAGACATTTTCAACTGAACGCTGGGGTGCAGTTCGGGTATCTAATTTCCATAATTGAGTTACTACTTTCGCATCTGAAGATACATATTCTTGAACTTCAGATCTCGCTTCAGCGGGAGTCCAGTTAGACACCAAACTAACCACACCAAAGTTTTCAAAAACCTCTTTACTAACGGCGTTACGTTCTTTCTTAGTGGTCAACTTACATCTCTCTTTCAAAATTTTGTCAACCATATCATATGTAAGTTCTTTACCTGCATCTATTTCCATCTGAACCAACTGTTTGGCGACGTTGACACCACATCCTTCTGTCGCATAAACTTGTTCAAATCGGTTAGAATCTCCCTTCAGGTTCTCCTGAAATTGAGCACTCAATCGATCAGATGGAGATTCAAATTTAACAACGGCAACCCACATCTCTTCTTCACGAACAGAAACGTGGGCAGAGTAACGAGTACGACCAGTAAGGATCTCATACTTCTGAGATTCCTCATTAAACTCTACCATAGGGGGCTCATTTGCGTATGGCTGGTACTTACCGGCCCGGATCCAAGACGCAATGTTGTCAATTGCGTCTTTAGAGGAAGGTTTTTCTCGGGCAGGGTTTTTCTTCAGTTTCTTATCGATTTCTGAAAGGGGTAACCATTTCAACTCGACAAACTCCATGCCCTTATAGTTAGGTCTTACGGGTTCTTGTTCGCGACTAATAAAACTCATATCAACTTCTCTCTCAACTTTATGGGACTATTATATCAAATCCAGAAGAGAAGTCAACACCTTTTTAAAACTTTTTTATGTGAATTTTACACATTTATTTGATGGCGATTGCACCAACAAAAAGATGGTTCTGCCAGAAGGGTTGTATCTTCGCGGAGTCAAACCCTGCGGTCATGAGCAGACTGTGCAACTCTCTCCATGTGTTGGGTTTCAACATGTGTCGCAGTTCGACCTCTTTTTCAAGGATGTCGTTACCACTGAAGTGCTTGCGTTTGTGATCATAGAACTGGAACGTCATGATCTCTTGAATACGCGCATCTCTACTGACAGTCTTCTCAGCGAAGATAAATGCACCGTTCCAGTCGAGTCCATGATAGATCTTTTTCAAAACATCTCGACGACAAGAAGGGGGCATAAATTGCAGCGTGAACAGAGACGTGATCAGTGTGCAGTCTTCGAATGTAAAGTCACGGATGTCTTGGTTCATGAATCGACAGATACCAAGTTCCTCATCGGCAATCTGAGTCAAACGATTGTCCATGTCATCCACGAAACCAGATGCATACTCAACGCCGGTGTACTTCGCATAGGGGGCAAACTGATTGTTCTGTTTCATCATCTCGTAAATGGTCTTACCTGTAGAACACCCAATGTCCACCATGTTCTTGTCGTTTTCGACAAAGTACTGAGACATTGCAACGATGTCCGCATGTAGATCAGAGTAACCACGAATCGACTGATCGATATGGTTGTCAAAACCTTCGTCACGATGCGCGAAAGAAAAATCAGGCTGTTTCATTATATACCTTCAATACGTTCTCATAAACAGATTCCGCCACTGACTTCATCATCAATGGTGGAACCATACGTCCAATTCGTTCTGCCTTCTGATTCCACTTACCTGTAAGCTTAAAATCATCTGGTAGCGACATTATACGCTTTAATTCGCCGAGTGTCAACTTCCTTGGCTCTGCCCAGTGGAATGCACCCGCAGTTGTGTTACCATTACCCATCGCGGTCAGTGTTGGTGCAGGTACCTCAAGTGATACGCGTTTGAGATTGAAGTGGTGACCCTTCGGATGATAGTCCATACCCGACAATACTTTGTCTGGATATGTGGGCATCTGAGACCCTGTCTGTTTCCAGTAAGCGGTTCGTTCAAACTTTTCGGTCAGTTCCTTTACCTCATCCGAATCATACTCCAAATTGACTAGAGCATCCTTGAGAGGGATGACCTCTCGCGATGGGACGGGAAACAGATGGTTCATTGTCAAAAAATTGAGACCGACCTCTTCGGCCACGTCGTTACGTACTGCGATAAAGATGACACGACTACGAGTCTGTGATACGCCATAGTAACGTGAATCCATAACCTCAGAGACAACCTCGTACCCGATGTTCTCAAACTCATTCAGGATACGGTTGTAGTATTCTTTCGCCTCACCGATAGTGAGACCCTTCACATTCTCTGCAATGATGACCTTGGGTTGAATGTCATTCGCGACACGTAAGAACTCAAAGAACAGATCTTCGATATTCTCAACAACCTTGCCATCCGAATAGGTCTTGGTCTGACCCCAACCGTCTGAGTGTTTACCCTCCGCAGAATGCGATAGTTTACCCGCAACAGAGAATGCAGAACAGGGCGGAGATCCATCTAGGATATCCAGTTCACCCTTCTTGAGACCCGTAAGGTCAAGTAATGTTTGTCCGGTCAACTCTTTGATGTCGTCCGGTACGATAGGAGTGGTTGGGTAGTTGTCGCGATAGGTATTCCGCGCCTCTTCAACGAACTCATTGATGGCGAGTATGTCACCACCTGCAAGGCGATAACCTGTGGAAGAGCCACCCCCACCTGCGAAGGTGGAGATGACGTTGAACTTTTTCTGGGATGCCGCGTCGTAGACATCCTGTAATGTGTAGGGGGTGTAAGTCATAATATACCTTTACTATTTGTGCCTAGTATACAGTATATAGCCGAGAGTGTCAAGAAGATTATGCAACCTTCTCGTACTCGACATAGGTGAGTGGGAAGTCGTCACCCTCTTGGAACTGAATCCAAGTGCGCTTAGCGACAGGGGTGAGATCGAAGAACGACCTCGACTCACGCGAACAGTGAAGGGCATCGCCCGACAGCACTGCGTAAGTGGGTTCCTCCCACTCCTCAACGTGGTCTGACTC